CACCACCGAGACAGTGAAACTCAGGAATGACACGAACCATTTGGGAATGACGACGTAGCCGTTGCTGTTCATGCCCAAGGCGTGGATCGGCAGATCGCTGGTGTCATGGTCGTTGCTGATGACGGCTCCTTTCAGGTGACAGAATCCCGCCACAGGGCGGGCAACTTGGGAAGCTCCTGCTGGAACGCCGGTCCCATGAAGGGGCGGGCATCGATCTCGACGCGGATCGATTGCCGTCGCCGGGTCTCGATCGTGGTTTCGCCGCCGTGTTCGAGCGTGGCGGGCGCACCAGTGCCGCGATTCAACAGGACGGGACCGATCACGACCGAGCGGCGATCGGGATCGAACACAAAGTAGATGTGCCGCTTGAGCAGCCCGGTCCGATTCGTCGGGGACTCCCCCGGCGACGAGGACCGTTTCCGCCGGCGTATCCGCTGCTTCGAATCCTGCCGGACAAACGCGCCGAATTTGGAGAGGACACGACGTTGCGCCCGGCTGACCGCCGACTGCACTTTCTGGCGATCGAAGAACAGGCCTTTGGCCTGCTCGATCCGAAACCCAAGGAACGACATCGGCTACTCGATGACCCGAAACGTCAGCGTCAGGACGCTCGTAAACGTCCGCAGTTGCTCAATGTGTTCCGGGGCATAGATCGGCTTGAATTCCGTCTTCACGCAAAGGGCTCCCGGAAAGCTGTCCAGCCGCTTGACGCGGAAGTGCTCGGCGATCTCTTCGGCCAACGCGAGCAGCGGATCGAGTGACAGGTTCTGCTCCTGGCCGAGCTTCTTCTGGACGGCCACGTCGATGGCCACATCTCGCTGGGTCTGCGACCGGGACGCAGCTGCGACCGTGACGCTGCTGGGAACGACGGTCACTTTCAGCATCTTGAGGTCCGCCAGTTCCACTCGCGGCAGATACGACCGCGCCACCGTGATCGGCTGGCTGAATGTCGCGGCATTCAGCGCCGCGACGACAGCCTCAGCAACCTGGGTAATCAGCGGCATCAGGTCTCAGTCGCTCCGACGTGTTTGGTGGTGAGCCGCAGCGTCTGGCGGTAGGGATCGGAGTACCGCCAATCCAGAACTTCGAACTCCCGCGGTCCTTCACGGATCAGATCGCCGCGCTCGGGTTCGGACGGCTGCCCGTTCAACACCAGGTCCACCGCCAGGATCAGAAAGTCCCGGTCCGTGAACTCGACACGAACGACGTGGCCATCGTCGGCTTCGACCTTGGTCCGACCGATCGTCGCCGCGACCTCCACGGACTGGTTACCCCGGACGTAGGTCACGGTCGTCGCGAGGTGCTTTGTCCGCTGCTGTTCCAGCCAGGCAGCCCCCTGGGCGAGCAGATCAGCCATCGTTACTGGCTCATCCGCACGCGGACGGTTGGGTCGGTCGTCGCGGCCGCCCGCACGACCTTGCCGATCTGCTTATTGCCGGTGGCCGTCGTGGTGACGATGTTGTTCGTGTCGTCCCAGTACAGGATCGTGCCGACCGTGTAGGCGACGTTCGTCGCTTTGGCGAAGTCGAACACGCCGGTCACGGCCAGCGCCCCGAGGACGCCCGATTTGATGTCGAACCGGGCGACGCCGACCAGGTCTCCCTGGACGATCACGTCGCCAGACGCCACGTCGGCACCGGGCGTGTAGTCGATCGCGGCCCCTTCATGGGCAAACGCAGCTTGAGGCATGGAGTGCGCTCCAGATTATGGAATCGGAATAAGAACATGCCGACGTGTCATGTCAGTGACTATGCAGCGCCTTTGCTCTTCACGGCGGCCCGCTGATCCTGCATGGCGCAGCCGAAGTCGAAGTAGCCCCGCCACTGCATGCCGAGCGTGTTGAAGTCGGTCTCGCCGCTTTCGATCGTCGGCACACGCTTGCCACGCAGGTAGGCGATTTCGATGGCCGCCACGTCGTCCGGATCGGCCAGCAGATACCACGCAGTCGTACTGTTGCCGTTGATCGACGTGACGCTCAGGTAGGGGGAACAGACTGGCCGAAACTTGCCCGCGTGCGGGTTGTTGACCGGCTTGGCCTTGTTGTTGGCCGGCACCTGGTTCAGCGGCAGTTCCTTGAACAGCTGCTCGGCGGTCACCTTGAGCGACGTGGGCACCAGGATGATGGCCGGCTGGACCAGGATCGGCTTCCCTTGCTTGTCGACCCGGTCCAGAAACATCCGCTCGGCGACCGTCAGCGAATCAATGTCGAGCGCCGTCTCCGCCCCCTCGAAGTAGTTCTTGTTGCCAACCGAGAAGAAGTTGTTGGGGTTCGCGAGCAGCAGCGTGAACACGACTTCTTCCAGCGCCAGCGCCGACATCCGGCCGATGGCGCGGGGAATCTGCAGGAACGCGCCCAGATCGTCGTTGATCATCATCTGCCGGGTGAGGGCGATCATCCGGCCCCACGTTTCGAGCTGGTTGGTATAGGACTCTTCGTCCAGCCCCGCGTGCTTGAGCTCACCGTCGGGACCGACCTTCTGGAAGATGCCGGCCGCCGTCATGCGATACCGGGTCACCTGTTTGAAGTCGTTGACGTCGGTCGCCCCGCAGATTTCCGTGGCCACCGCGTTCACCGCCTCATACGCCGCGAGCATCGTCTTGGTGGCGACGTTCGAGAGGATGCCGGCCAGAGTGATCGTCGAAAACCCGCCGGAGGCCTGGATCAACCGACCATCCGCCACAAACGCCGCCCGGATCACGTCGTTGTCGATCCGGCCCGGTCGCACATGGCTCCCCGCCGCCCGGATGACTTCGTACAGCAGCATGTGCAGGCCGGCTCCCGCCAGCTCGCGGGACATCGCCTCGTTCATCACCCGCTGGTCGTACCAGCGACCGACCCGTTCCTCGGGGAGCCCGGCCGAGAGACAGAGGGCCGCTTCCAGGCTGGCCGCCTTCCGGCCGCTGCCGTCTTCGCTGTAGACCGGCTGTACCGCAGCCCGTTGCGCGCGGATCAGTTCGAGTTCGGACCGGGGCATGTCCCACCCTTCTTCCACCGCACGGGCTTCCAGTTCCGGGAACTCGCCGGCGTACAGCTTCGCGATCGCCGCGATCCGCTTGCGCTCCAGCGTCCAACGTTTGCGCATGTCATCGATCGGATCGAGCGGCGGTTGTGGCGTCGGGTTCGCGGTGGCGGACGACGAACTCGCAGCCTCGACCGGTGGATCATTCGTCCCTGGCGAACCCTCAGTCTCCGTCGACGATTCGCCGCTCTTCGCTTCGAACAGCGTCCGCAGACTGGTCGACTGCTGTTCCGTGAGCGTGTTGACGTCGAAGCCTTGTGCGGCGACCCACTGTTCGAATTCCATCGATTGCACCTTGATTTGGTTGGAAGGAACGGATGAACCGGCGGCCATGCGGGCGACCGTCTGGTCGTCAGCTCCGAGCGCCACGAAACTGACTTCCCGGAGCGTGGACTGCCGGGCCACGTAGAGCGGTCCGCTGAACTTGCGGCCGTTGACCTCGACCGCTTCACCCTGGTCGACGAACACCATCCGCTGGGCGTTGGCCCCAATCGAGGCCTGCCAGGGAAACCCGTTGTCCCCCGATTCGCTCACCTCGCGGGCGTGGTCATTCGATCCAGAAACGATTCCGCCCAGGCGAATGGACGAACCATTGATCTCGATCGTCTCGGTGTGCCCCACAATCCGGCTGCTGTCGTGGTCCCGCAGGATGGGGCGGCTCTTCGCCGGAATCCGCATCCCAGAGAGGTCGACCACCACGGGAAACGGGAAAGTGGCCAGGAGCAGTTTGCCGCCGGTGTAGGCGGTCATGCTGAACCGCCGCAGCTTGCGGGGTTCGCTCGAATCGGGATCGGCCGCTTCCAGCCGGAAGTCGCTCGTCCCGTTGGCTTCGATGATCCGGAAATCCGCCGGCACCTGGAGCGGATCAGGCGGCGCGGTCGTGTTCGTCAGCGGTTTCGGCATCTGACTCCTCGTGCTGCTGGTCCGGGGACTGGCCGGGAAACGGCAGGCCCAGCTGACTCATCAGTTCCAGTTCCTTCGCCCGCTGGCGGAGCTGCGTCTCCCAGTCGAGACCGCGGCGGGCGTATTCGTCGGCGTAAGTCGTCGTGTGGTTCGCGAGCCGCAGCGCCTGGGCGCTCGATTCCTTGAGCGGGTCGACGTGCTCATGGCCGTCGAAGAACCATGTGTGGTCCACGCGGTCGCCCCCCATACGGGGATGAACTCCGTCGAGCAGCGCCGCTTCCGCCAGCCAGGCGGCGAGAATGCGATCGAGCACGACCGCTTCGAGATGCGCCTGTTCGACCCGGATCGCCTTGAAGTACATCTGGTGGTCCAGACGACCCGAGGCGTAGTTGTAGCCCGACGAATTGCCGGCCGAGATTGCGAACGGCATATTCAGGCAGCGGGCGATCTCGTTGAGAATCTCCCGTTTGAACTCGCCATACGTCGTCGTCGGGAACTGTGCCTCCATCTGGTTCATCTTCCAGCCGCCGGGCATCGTCATCAGCATGCCCCGTTCGAGCTCGATCAGGTCCATCGGCTCGACCGATTCCGCTTCGCCGTTGGCCGGCGCGTCGGTGTACAGCACGCCGCCCGGCAGCGCCGCGATCTCCGCCGCCGTGATCACCGCCAGCGTGTATCGCCGGAGATGGGCGAACAGCGGCAGCGCTGGCGTGATGTCGGGGATGCCCCGTCCCTGACCCGCGCGGTCGCGGCGGAAGTAGTGGATTACGTTCCGTGCCGGGACGCGGATGTACTCGCCGTACAGCGTTCCGGTTGGGTCACCGGGATGTTGCTTGAGGATGTGGTACTCGACCGGGTTGCCGAATCGGTCGAACACCACGCCGTCGATCAGATTCGGTTCCAGGCCAAACAGGTCTGGCGTGGTCACCTGGTCCGCCTCGATCAGCTTGAGATCAAGTTGCACCCGTGTCGGCAGCGCCGGGTTATTGATCAGCGTGGCGAACCCTTCTCCGTCCGATGCCCGCGCCATCCGCAGCGTGCGGAGTTTTTCAGGCAGTCCCACGGCGCGCGACCATTGCATCCACTCCTGTTCAATCCGCCGGTTCTCCTCGTTGTTCTCCGTCAGCATCTGCAACCGGGGGCCGGTGCCGATGACGTCATTCGCCAGCGTGAGGACGATCCCCCGCGCGTAGCTGTTGTTGGCGACCTCGTACCGGGCCCGGTTTCGCAACAGCCGACGGACGTCGGGGCTGTTGGCGGCGTTGGCCGACAGGTTGTCGGCGTTCGCCCAGTGCCGGCGGTTCTCGTCGTTCGTCGTCGCTGCGTCATACCGCGCCCGAATCAATCGGAGCGCCTGGGCGACCGCCGATGACGGCGTGGGTGTTCGCGACGGCAGAAGTTGGCGCAGCCAGCCCAGCAAGGACCACCGTCTCCGCAAGGTGAGTGACGCCGCGAGCCAGCGTGGTCGCGACCAGGGACGCCAGCGAGCGCTACGACGCGCCGGGTGGAGCCATCTTTGTGAACCGCAGGCCGCGGGACTTGGACTTCGCGGCCTCCTTCGAGGCGAGATAGCGGTCGGCCTCGATTTGGTCCTTGAGGGAGTGCTGCTTCACGCCGCCCGAATCGCCGTGGGCCTCGGCGGGCCCCTGGGCATTCTCGCGAATCGATTGATCGAGCGTGTTGTCCGCGTCAGGCAATGATGTGTCCCCCTACTGTTAGGCTTTCCGATCCTCGCTCAATCGGGCGGTGGCTATTTGGCAAGATTTCCAAGATTCCGCCAAATTGTTCACAGAGCCCGCCTGCGCTTGAGCGTCGAGAGCTTGAGCCTCCCGCCGGCATCGCGCGGTGGGGCGTCATCGCTTAACAGCCGAGTTCCCAGTATCGAAGCGGCAACGGCATTGCCGACGAGACAATCCAGCCAATGGTTGTCGGGTTGGCCAGGACGGGGTTTCCACTCGTC